GCAGCAGTTCTTATGGGCAATGAGATTAAGCTTCTAGATATGGGTACCCTTCTTTATAATAAGATTAAAGGTATCAAAACTCATATGAAGGGCTATGATGATCCCAAGGATTATTTTATAAATATTGTTAGGGATCCAAAAGGTGGACCTCAAAATTTCTACCAGGCTTATCCTGGAGAGAAGGTTCCATTTACCGCTGAGCAGATGGTAGTGATTGAGAATGATTTTGATGAGAGTGAACTTGAAGAGTTCTGTCAACCTCTATCACCAGATAGTGTTGGGGAATCTGTTGAGAAAATCAAAGCTTGGATTAAGAGAAATGGTGGAGCGGAAGCCGAAGCTGAAGCTGCTCCAAAAAAAAGTCGTAAAGTAAAAGACGATGATTATGAGTTTACTGTAGATAACGCATAGATTTTGTAGTTCATTTGTGCTCCTAAATAAAATCGTCAAGTGAATATTTCACTTGGCGATTTTTACTATAGGATAATATGGGAAATGAGAAGCATAAAACAATTAAAGTTATGGGTTTAGACTGTTCTTCTTCAACAATTGGTTGGGGTTTGCTTGGTATTAAAAACAACAAAATCAAATACCTTGATTCTGGATTTATAAAACCACCTAAAAATGGATCTATTGTAGATAGAATTATAACAACAAGAGATATGGTTGCTGAACTAATTATGAAATGTAGTCCAGATCATATTGGTATAGAAGATATAATTCAATTTATGAGCAAACAAAGTTCCGCTAATACAATTATAACATTTGCAACTTTTAATAGAATGGTATGTTTGGTTGCAGCTGATATATTACGAGAACCACCAGCATTGTACAATGTTATGTCAATTAGACATGGTTTGAAGTTTGATAAAACTTTACCAAAAAAAGAAGATATGCCTGAGCTTATAGCAAAGCACCTTAAGTTTTCATTTCCATATGAGTTAAATACTAGAGGTAATAACAAAGTTGAAAACAATGATGTTGCAGATGGCTTGGCTGTTGCTTTGTATCATAGTTTTATTTTGACTGGGAAGATTGTTCCAAAAATAAAGAAGGGAGATTGAAGTGAAAAGAGAAGAAGCTTATAAAACTTTAGAATTAGAAGATGGTGCTACTGAGAGCGAAATAAAAAAAGCTTTCAGATCTCTTGCTGCTAAGAATCATCCAGATCAAAATAAAGATGATCCAAAAGCTGAGGCTAGATTTAAAACTGTAAATGAAGCGTATCAAATTTTAACTGGCAAACAGAAAGCAGAAAATGAAAATGCGTTTGATTATAACGATAATAGCCCAAGCAATATAAATGATATATTTAATGAAATTTTCAATAATGGTGGCAGACCAAATAACATTCAAGTACATGATACTGTTGTAAATCTCTCACTAACGTTTGAGGAAAGTGTGTTTGGTGTTAACAAATCATTTTCTTATAATGTTAAAGTTGGCTGTTCTGATTGTGGTGGTAATGGCATTAACTCAATGAAAACAAGCAGATGTCAAAAATGTGGTGGAAGTGGTCATTTAACAATACGAGAGAAGATGGGTGCTTTTTTTAGAACAATCAATTTCCCTTGTAATTTTTGTAATGGAAGAGGGTTTAGTGGCGATCCTTGTAAAAAATGTTCTGGTGTTGGAATGAGCGACAAGGAAAAGAAAGTATCTTTAAACATACCACCATTAGGAAATGCTTTGAAAAAATTCTTTATAAGGGCTCAAGGAAACGAGTTTGATAATGTTATTGGTAATGTTATTATTATGGTAAGACCAACAGGCAAAAAAGACGAAATGTTTATAGATGGTAGAAACATAATTTCAACTGTAGAGATAGGTTTAGACAAGCTTTTATTTGGTGGTAAAGAAAAAGTAAGAACAGTTCATGGTGTTAAAGAAATAGATATAAAAAAGATGACAAGTCCGGGCAGCACTATTTCAATAAAAGGGTGTGGGGTTGCTGGAGGTCAAGACACATATAAAACAAAAGAGTTTGAACAGGGCAATCACACGGTTGTTGTTCAAGCAAAATATCCAAAAAAAGAAAAGTTAACAGAAGAATTAAAAGATATATTAGAAAAAACTTATAAATAAAAGAGGATAAATGGTAAAAAAAAGTGAATCAAGAGGAGAGGCTGGTAGTGGTGCTGCGGTAGTATCTAAATCTGTAAATATAGAGAAAACATTCTCATTCTTAGAGAAGATAAACAAAGATTATGCTGGGTTTATTTCTAAGAAATCAAGTATAGAGGTTATAGATAGTGGCTCTCCAAATATAAATGCAATGATTGGTATTGGGGGATTTCCAAAAGGTAGAATCAGTCACATATTTGGACCTCAAGGATCTGGTAAGTCATTTTTAAGTTTAGTTGCTGCAAAGAATGCTTTAGATGCAGATCCTGATGCTTATGTTGTATGGATAGATGCAGAAAGAAGCTTCACATATGATTGGGCTGAAAAAATGGGCATTTGGAGTCCTGATCCAGAAAAGAATAGAATGCTTATTATAAAGACAAGTGATGGCGTTGAAATTTTCGAAGCGATATATGGTAAAATCAAAAAAGAAAAGTTTGGCTCTAAGAAAATAGCAAATGGTATTCTTGATGAAATCAATGCTGGTAACCTAAAGTGTCCTTTAATTGTTATTGACTCTTTAGCATCAATCATTAGTCCTAGAGAGAAAATGTCTCCGGTTGGTGGTCTTACCGTTTCAGCATTAGCAGGATTCCTAACTTCTGAAATAAGAAGGGTTTCTGACTTGCTAGAACAGTCAAAAACAGCAATGATCCTAATAAACCAAGTAAGACAAAACTTAGATGAAGTATATGGGGAAAAATATCACCATCCAGGTGGCGAAAATATCAAACATCAAATGAGTTTGAATATTTATTTAGAGAAGAGAACCGGTGTAGATGATCTTATCCTTAATGTTGAGAAAGATAAGAACACATTACTAGGTCAAAAAGTAAAAGCAGTTTTAAAGAAAAGCAGATTTGGTCCCGCTCCAAAAACATGCGAAACAACATTCTTATTTACCGAGGGTGCTGGTTATGATAAAATTGGAATAATAAATACTGATCTGGAAATATTATCATTAGCAGTAGAAGCAAATCTTATTGTCAAGGCTGGCGCTGGTTGGTATACTTTACCAACAGGAGATAAAGTACAAGGCGATAAGAAGGTTCAAGAATATTTCAAAGAGAATCCAGATTTCCTTGAAGAATTAAAAACTAAACTGTTTCAAAAGAATAATGATGGAACAGTAACAATAGATGAGACGATAGCATAGGAGAATACAATGGCTACTTTAACATGTACAAATAAAGGTTGTTATAAAACAACAAGTGATTCGCTTTTAGATACCACCACAGATGAAATCATGTGTGCTGAATGTGGTAAGCCAATTGCGGGTATTTCACCTTTCACAAAGAGATCAATGATTGGTCTTGGTAAGGTAAGATCAAAGCATACCGAAAAAGCATATTCTGTTGAATGTAAGAAATGCACCAGAGTTGGGCAACCAAAAGAAGATGAAAATGGAAAGTATGTTTGCTTTCATTGCGGTGAAGAGTTGAATATAACACCTTACTTCATCAAAATGCTAAAAGAACACAATACTAAGAAATAAATAAATGAACATAAAGGACAAATGGAGCCATTTAAAAGTTATTTCGAAAATAGCTAATGAATGGCTCCATAGACCAGAAGCCGAAAAAGAACTTTCTTATCTGCTCGATAGAGTTCCCTCTAAAGAGCACGTAGATAGGTTCAATTTCGGCTACTTCCCACCAAATAAAAATTCTTTTACAGAGTTCATGGATGAGTTCGGTTCTATTACAAAAGAAAACCCAACAGATGTTTTCGAAGAACTTAATATTGTATATCCATATTATTCTAAAAAGAAATCATTTTTTCAAAACAACACTTTATTGATTCCATTTTACGATGTTTATGGTAATGTATTGAGTTTTTCTGGAAGAACGTTATGTGGAAAAGAGGAGCAGAAGGAAAAAAAGATATCTAAGTACAAGCATTTATCTTTTGAAAAGAGGTATCATCTTTTTGGTTTGAATGAGAGCTATAAGAATATCATAAAAAAGGACAGTGTTATAATTGTAGAGGGGCAATTTGACTTTTATTCTTCTTTTATTTCTGGGTTGAACAATTGCGTTGCTTTATGTGGTAGTAAGTTAACATTCCAGCAAGTAATTTTGTTGATGAGATTTACTAATAATTTTTATGTTTTATTAGATGAGGATGAGGCTGGAGAAAGTGGTCGGGATAGAATTAACAAATATGCTAAGAAATATGACATGAACGTTACTAGATTGAAAGTTCCAGGTAATAAAGATATTGATGATTTCATTAAGGAATCTAGATGGAAAATTTCAATGAGTGATTTAGTGGAATAACATTGTCTCTCATAATGTTATATAGACATTATGAACAACAAAAAATATATGGATCGGGATAGAAACCGAAGTGATTTTTATCAATCAATACTGCTTGAAACAAGCGTTTGTCCTTTTGTTTTAAGTGACTTATCATTAGCGCAGGGTATGATGTATAGATTACAACCGTTTGGGTATAATGAAGAACTCTTAAACCTAAGAGAAAAGTTAAAAGTTCGTGTTTGGGAAATCATAGAAGATGGATTAACCAAAAGACAAAAAGAAGTTATCAAATTATATGTTCAAAATAAGACCCAAAATGAAATAGCTAAGCAACTTGGTATTAATCAAACAAGTGTTCATAAGGTTATTAAGGGTAATATTGATTATAAGAACGGAAGGAAGCGATATGGTGGTGCAATAAAAAAAATAACTAAACTATGCCAATCTGATAAAGAGATCCAGGATATTTTAAAAGAGATATTAGAAATAAGCGAATGTTTTGAAATATAATACTCTAAACATGCTTATGTATAAATGAAAATATTTTACAGACTGCGAGGCTTGATAGTGAATAATATTTTTAAATATAGTAATCAAATTGCATATTTTTGGATAACGGAGGTTTAATGGACAAATATAGAGTTGATCTCGACGGGATTGTAAAGCAAGCTACTGCTCCTAAAATGTATAAACTAGCGAGTGTCCAAGATAGGATAGAAAAAGTAGGATGTGGCATTGTTCGGTTTGTTGACGAGAATAATAAAGTTGGATTATGGAAAATAATGAAAGATGATGATGGATCTGAATATATCGCAGCGATGTATGAAGACGAACCAGAAAACATTGTTCTTGGAGCTTGGTCTGTTGAAACTGATAAGATGAAAAAAACAGCCACGATTTTTTATAAAAAAGCTCCTGTTACAAATATAGTTTTTGCTGAAGTAGGCATTCCAGATAGCGATGTTGAATCATTTTTAAGACATCTACCTGAAAGATTAGCTAAAAATAAAGAAGTGGTAAGAACAATGCTTTCAAGCATTGATGCTGGATATAAATCAAGCTTAATCAAGCAGTTCCCAGAAATTTTACAATAACGGTGTATGATGGTAAACCCACTAGAACTTATAAATAGTATAAAGACAGCCTCTGATAATATAAATAAAAACACAAAGTTAGCAATTCCATTATTGGCAGGTAAGGCTCATAAAAGTGCTAATGAAAGACCAAATGATCAGACATTGCGATTACTCGCAAATGTTCTTGGAAAAATGAGCGAAAATGGTAAGCTCTTTATAACTCGGGGTGAGTTTAAAGATTTATACAGTAAATTTTCATCAAGAGGAACAAAGGCAATTGAAGTCTTTGCTAATGAGTTAGACATTGTTGATGTTGACCCTCAGAGAGATATTGCTGGAAAAGAAATTGGATCTTTTGATGTTTATGAATGTGCAGACAATCAGATATCAAATGCTTTATCAAGTTTTTGGGATGATAATGGGAAACCTGCTAAATATGGTACACTAAGTTCTCACGATCCAAAATTATCAAAACAAGCTGAAACATTAACCTCATTAGAGTTAGCACGAACAGGATACTCACCAAAAGCAGTAACTACTGTTGGTGGTAGTGAAGAGCATATAATTTGTGATGCGTTATATGAGACACCTAAAGGAGAGGCTCATATTTTAGTACCTGTTGAAATTTCAAAATCTGGAACAATGATTCCATCAACTATAGTTTCAAAAATTGGGATGTTGTCTTTAAATAAGAATACAGTAAAGCAATCTATTTTAGGATCTGCTGGTCAAAACTTAGTTGTTGATACTAATGTTCTTTTAAAGTCATTATCGGCAATGAATAGTTTAAAGGAGTATTCTGAATTTGAGATTCAAGCATTAACAGCACAAGAGGCTGTCAATAAAGGTAGTTTGTCAAAAGAAGCTTCTGATAATAAAAATACTTTACACGTGGATGGTCCTGCAACAGTAGGATTTTTTGATGTATATACAGAAGAAGGTGGTGCAATCAAGACTGCAGAGTCTGAAGACATGAAAACATTTGCATCTTATTTGAATAATGGAAACGGCATCGCTGAATTTTCTTTTGGAAAAGATATTGTTGATGGTGGTAGGAATGTCGTTATAAGTAAAATGGCATCTTTTGGTTATAAGCCTCAAGTATCAGTATCTTCAACATGTGATGATTCTATAATTTATGCAGTTGGTTGTGATACTAGAAATGGTCCTATTGGATTTGAAGTTGTTGTTGAAGTAAAAAATAACAAACCAATGATCCCTTCTGTATTAGCAGTAAAAGACAGCGTGTTTGAATTTTCAAAAGAAGGAATTGATAAAGTTATAACTAGCCAGCTATCTGATTCTAAAATGGTTGCAACAGTATCTCCATATTATGGTCTAAAACCAAGTGAGTTGATTGAGACTATAAGAGTTGCTGCTGATAAAAACAATTATAGAGTTGCTGAAGATGCTTTGGTTGTATTATCTGAGACTTCTGGTCCAGAGATGTACTCAAAAGGTTTAACTGAATATATGAGAAGTTTAGATGGTAGTCTTAATAAGACAGCTTCTGAGAAATGTGGATGTAATAAAGTTGTAAATTCACCAACTCATCAAGAACCAATGTGCGGTCACTTGCACTTACCACTAAGTAAGGTTGCTCAAGATGAAAGCGGAAGGTGTATTCCTAAGTATAGAGAAGCTATGAAAGATACTTATGAAGGAATATTGTTTAATACAAGCAAAGTCTTTCTATAAAAAAGGTGTATTTTGAATAATTTAGAAAAAAAAGAAAATGATCTTAAAACAAAAAATCACCTATTAGCGTATGATATGTTGAAAAGCATTGCTAGTTGGTTGGACAATCCAGAAAATGAAGTTTTTAGTTTGTTAGAGTTTGACGAGGATTCTTTAAGCGTAGCTGCAAATGCTAATGTTTTAGCAGCTGCTGTTCTTAGAAAGTCAGCAATGGATATCCAACTTACTTCTGGAATAGAAGATTCAAACAAATATGAATATAATGTTAGTGATGCTCTTGAGACTTTAGTTTCAATGGCTAATGATTTTGATACTTCAAGCAATCCAGAATTAATTAAAAAGGCTGGTTTGATTGATGAGATTCTTTTAACAATGTCAGCTTCAATAGAAGACCAAGAGAAATTTAAAAGCTCAATGGATAAGAAAATTGAAGACATAAAGAAAAGATCGGCAGCAAAAGAAAAGATGCCTGAAAAAAAAAGTGAAGCGAGCATAGACGATACAGATAAGGGGACTTATAGACCATTACAAGCACCCCTTTCAACAAGAAGTTTTCCAGGCGCTCCAGGACAAATGATGGTTAGAGTTACTGATGACCTATGGTATAATATAGATACCGGTGAACAAATTGATTATAATGCAGGATATAAGCTAGATGGAAAAACAGTTCCAGGTACCTCTGTAGAAAATCAAACAGATGCTCTAGAAGATGTCAGCATTCCTAACCAATTCAGCACCAAGTAAAATGGAAAATGTCTATAAAATATGGAAAAATTATAAATCACCCAAACAGAGACCAAATAACATCAAAATTAGCCTCTGGTAATTCCGTTCGATCTGTAGCCGCCTGGCTTAAAAAAAAATACCCCAAAGATAAGCAAAACCATATAGCATTCCAGACGCTGGATGACTATAGGAAAAATTTTCTAAACATCAAGGGCGCAGTTCTTGAAGACCTAAAAGAAAAATATAAAGAGCAACAGCTTGCTGAAGTTGAAGATGATTTAGATATCATTGTAAGGAAAAATAAAACATACAATGATCTAAAGAAAGAAGCTGTTAAAAAGCATGTTGATTTAGGTGAACGCATGTATGGTATTTTAAATGCCATGGATTCACGCGTTCAACATTTATATGATATGGTTCAGTTAAATCCTAACAACTATAAACCTGATTATGTTCTTCTTCAATATTTTGATAGAATGTTGCATGTTATTCAGGATATAAGAAAGATGCAAGGAGAGCCAGATCAAATAATACAACACAATGTTACGGTTCAAGCAATAGACCAGCAAGCTGCCGTTTTTCAACAGGCAATTCAAGAAGCAGTATCTGAATTAGATTTAGATGTTGCCTCTATTGTTATGGAGAAAATCGTTTCTAAAATGGAAAAGTTAAAGTATAAGGAAAGCGTCAAGCTATTAGATGATAAAAGTGAAAAAGAAATAGAAATGCTTGAAGGGAAACTATTACCCATAAAAAAAGATGAGGGTAACGATGATGATGATTAATAAGTTTCTAAAGAACAAGATTAAGAATATAAAAACTTCTAATAGAAAGTATAAAAACTATATTGTTAGAGAAGCTTATATGATGAATAAATTTAATGTTAATGACGAAAAGTCATTACTTAGATTTCATTACATCTCTCAATACGTTCCTATTTTTGTTAAGTGTGTTTATGGTAGTTATGACAACAAGTTGATGTCTGATGTATTCAGTTATGTTATGTTAGATTCTAGTAATGTAAATTGTTCTAATGATATAAAAGATAAGGTTGCAGAATACTTCTCAAGATCTAATATTATTAAAACAGCTTATCCAAATTATGGTTCTGATAATGATCCAATAAAAAAATATGATATGATGAAGTGGAAGACTGCATTGAATGATATTACTATAAGAGCAAAGTTGTATGGTAACAAGAAAGACGCAATTGATTACATTACTAGAAACTGGAGCGATATGGACGAAAAGAGAGATTTTGGAAATTGGGCAAAGGATAAAGAAAATGGAGTAGGCAACCTGTATCGAATAGCTTTGTTTGAAGAAAAGGTTGGTCTAGAATTACAACACATTCCAGGTTTTATGTCCAAAAAACCAGTTATTGATGAAAGTGTTAAACAAGAAAAGACTCGTGATGAAATTATAAAACAAAAAGTTTTAGGCAGAATACACTCTGTTAAGAAAATGCTTTCAACAAAAGATGGACCACATCTTCTTGGAAATAATTATTCTAAAATAATGAAATCTATTTTAGATTTAGAGGGTGATATTTTAGGTGTTAGAACGGCATCTATGATTCAAGATATAATACTTAGAACAGGTGGTTATTTAGAACAAGAGGGTTGTGATAAGACAGTTGTCAAAGCTCTTTATAAGATGGCACAAATGCCATCTTTAGATGATATCCCTGTTGGAGATGATATGTCTGGTATGCCTAGTGCGCCGGGAGAGGGCGGTGATAAAGAAGAGCCATCTGGTGATTCAGAAGAGGGCGTAAAAGCAATAGATGAATTTGTTAGAAGAGTTCGTGGTTATGGCACTGAAGAAATGGTTCCTGAGAATATAAAAGATAAGTTTGATGGAATTAAAGAAAAGTTAGAAGATAATTTAGACAGCAAAGCTTCTTGGTATAATATAGAAACTAAAGAAGTCAAAGCATTAGAAAATTTAACTGGTGATATTTTCAAAGTAGCAAGTTTGCTTATATTTGCTAATAGAGATAAGTTAAATAAAATAGCGCAAGAGGCAACGCCTGCTATTGAAAATATGGCTCCTGCACCACCACCATCACCTGCGCCGCCTCTATTAGATAATACGCCCAAAGAACCAAAAGATACTTTAGATGAAGCGCCTGCTCCCCCAATAGATTCAGAGAATCTTTTAGAGAATAAATCAAAAGAAGATATTGATACTTTGTTTGCAGGGATTAAAGTTTCAGATGTTGTTAAGAGATTAGAAGCTCTTAGTAGAGTTTTCCAAAATAGAGAGATTGCCAGACAACTTAGTATAATAGATTTAATGTTAGATAGCTTAGGTATTTCTGGGTTTTTCCCATCATTAGCTGAAGCAACTAAATCAGCGCTAGAATCTAATCAGTATTGCCAATCTCGCGTTGAAGAGGTGTTATCTAGATTAGTATCATCCGTTAATACTTCTGGGGCGTCTGTTATAGATTCAGATAAACTAGAACCAAAATCAAGAAAACAAACAGATAGTTTGATTGATAAAGAGATGGAGCAATATCTAAACGAAGATGTTCAACAAGTTGAAAACGCCCCAAAACCAGTAGCTGAAAAAGCAGAGAATGCAGCTATTCCAGATCAAACGGAAGCTCCCACAATAGAACCAGAAGAAGTACCAATAGCACCAGCGGTGTAAAATGCCACTAAAAGAACTGTTAGACACAATAGATGAAACAGCGAAGCTAAATAAATTATCAAAACCTTATTTAGTTGGTGGCTTTCCTCGTGATATTTTTATGAAGTCTTTAGAAAATGTATCTGATTTAGATATAACTTGTGGCGATCAACAAACAAAAACATTAGCAAATAAACTAATTGGTGTTTTACCAGGGACAACACTAACAACATTTAATGATGGTCATAGTAGAATAATTTATGATAAATTCAAAATAGATATTAGTAATAATTTTAGAATACCAAACATACAAAAAATGCTTATAAACTCTGGTATTCAAAAACCAACAATGATGCAGGAAGAACTGTATAGTAGAGATTTTACAGTTAATACATTGTTAATGCCAATGAACTTATCATCTGTTATAGATGCTACTGGTCTTGCAATGGAAGATATTAGAAATAAATCTTTAGACACATGCTTGTCTCCACGAATTACTTTATCATACGATCCAAAAAGAATAATAAGGATAGTTTATCTAAGTGCCAAGCTTGATTTTGTTCCAACAAAAAGAGTTATAGATTGGGTCCGTAAAAATAATAATGCGTTAGATGGCGTTAGTGATGGTTATATAAAATCAAGAATTGGAAAGTCTTTAAAATATAATCCTGAAATGACTAATAAAATGATAAAGACATTGAATATCCAAAATAAAATTCCTTACATTAAAGGGTTGTTTTAGGGGCTTATGAGAAAAATAGTAAAACTAAGTGTTATTAGGGAAGAGGAAGAGAGAAGCTGTCCATATGGTTTACCTATAACAGAAGCTTGTGATAGTGTTGGTAAAGCTATAAATGAGATGTGCCCATTAGAAGATATCGAAGATGAAAGAGAGAAAGAATTAGTTGCTCAAGCTAACAACAGAATATTTGCATTCGATCAAGAAAACAAAGAAAAGAAAGGTCCATGTAAATACGCTAACGTTGTTTTTGATAATGAAAAAGTTGAATGTAGTTTTGGTGATTACGCAGCCGGTATAGGTGCTGTTACTGTAAACCCAGGACCAATGGTTAACACCTATTTGGATTTTGGTTTCTTTTCAGTACCATACAATTCTGATTATACTGGGTTCAATCATTACTTCTTTGCACAAGAAGATGCAGATATAAAGAAGGGTGGTAATGATGAATAGCAAATATATTTATAATTCTGTGCATTCAAACATATATATATAGGACGCTAAAAGTAATTTTTTCATATTAATTATGCGTATGGAGAAGAAATGGAAAAAAAGGCATTAGAAGATACCCAAGATTTAAACCTAGAAGACGTGATTCCAATGACATTGGAAGTAGATGATGATCCTTCAGAATCATTAGATCAATTTTTCAACGATATAGTTGAGGAGGTTGATACCTGGAGTGAAGAGAATGATGGAAATCCTGAACCAAAAGAAATCTTTTTCAAATTAGATTTGATTCCTGGCGCAGCAGAAGATGATTTTGTTGAAGAGGATGAAGAAGAAGTTGTGGAAGAGGTTGTTGAGGCTGAACCTGTTGACGCATGGGATTGGGAAAAACAGGGTGGAACTCACTCATTTTTAGATTGGATTCAAAAAATGTTTGAAGGTATTCCAAAACATACAGGAAAAGACACTACTGGTGTTGAGCGTGCAATTTCTTATTTCGAAAGATTAGATAAAGAAATTTCTAGTGCAATGAAAAAAGACTTCAAAAGAGAAATTGATGCTGCAAAAGCAGAGCAAGCAAGAGAGGAAATTTCGAAAGGAATGGAAAGCTTGGTTGATCGATTAGAAAAACTTCGTTCTAAAAAGTTTAGAAAACGCAAGGGCAAAAAAGCCAGCGAGCTTTTTGGTATTACAAAAGAAGCAGAGACAACCACAACAGGTAAAATAGTTGTAACAGTTCCTTACTTTATATCAAATATAGCAAGAACATGTATTGAAACAACAGTCCAAGCAGGAAAAGATATGGAAGAGTGTTTCAATAAAATGGCTGACCAATATGACCTTGATAATAGAGAGAAGTTCCAGGTAGTAACTCTTATTAAAGACATGGGTTATCCACTATTATTAGACCGAGTTAATTTTGGAGATAAAGCAATTTTCCCATCTGAAACAAAAATAAGTGAATATACTACACAATATTATGCGTAATGGGGCTTTATGAAATTTAGCAGATCAGATTATTATGAAAGTTTTGAGGGTGATATTATGTCTAAGTATAAAGAAAACTTAGCAAAACAATCCACACCTATTGACATCAAAGGTCTAATAGCTAATAGATTTAGTGATCCAAAACAAGCAGTTAGCGAATACCTAAATAGTTTTCAAGATAGAACTGGTTTGAAACATTATCTAAATCAAGTAAATGCTCAGTTAGAAGAAAGCGAAAACACAAAAACAGCAGCAATAGAAGAAGCAGTAGAATTAAATAATGAAGCGCCTAAAGATATTCAATCTATATTAGAACTAGAAGATATAAAAAACTCTATAGATGGTGCTTTGGGTAGAAAGGAGTTTAGTAGAACTGTTGATTTGTTAAATAAATTACAAGACGTTGTAAATAATGATCCTAGAGTACCAGATGACATGAAAGGTGTCACAATGGACTCTGAACTAGTAGACTATATTAAATCAAAAATAAATCCAGATGATGAAGATATTGATTACAATCATATATTAAAGAATAGAGAAGTTCCAATTACAAACTCTGATCCAAGTAAAGCTTATTTTAATTTTGATAGTACGGAGGAGTATGTATAAAGGAATAATATGGAAAATAAGACGGCTAGTTCGATAAACGTATTTGAAAAGCTAAAAACATCAATTTTAAATATAGACCCCGTAAACTTTTGTGAAAACTATCTTACTTTAGATGGTAATCCTTTTAGGGTACGGGGTAATGGTTATAAGCCATTCGTTGATATTTATAGATATATTGGATTAAAAGCATTAAGTAAAAAGGCTTTGCCAATTGTTTTAGTTAAAGGCAGGCAGGTTGGTGCTACCACTATGGGAGTTAACCTTGAGCTATTTTGGATGGGTTGCGGTATGTTTGGGACTGAGGGGCGACCCCCAATTAGAGTTGCTCATTGTTTCCCTCAATTAGATATAGCTACATACTATTCTAAATCAAAATTATCTCCTGGAATAAACTCATCAAAACAAATAAAATGTGAAGATGGTAAGTACAGGAGTTTTATGTCTTCAATAATTAACTCTTTTAATAGTGAGTCAATTTATTCGAAGATGTTTAATAATGATAATATGATTGCCGTTGATTCTATTGGCGTTAATGCTGACAGGGTAAGAGGTAGAACATATGATATAATGTTCTTTGATGAAGTTCAGGATATGTTCCCAAGAGCTATAATGAATGCTTTAAAAACATTAGCTCAGTCCAAATATGGACCAAACGGTCAAGGTGTTCAAGTATACATGGGAACACCAAAAGCAAAAGATAGTAAGTATTATGAAATGTGGACAGCTTCCACTAAATCATATTACCACCTTGGTTGTAGCAGGTGTGGAAAACATTTCCCTCTTTATACTCCAAATAGTGATGCTTGGGAAAAAATCTGGTTAGATGAAGATGATGAGAGATGCGCCGAATTCCATCCAGATAACAGGGGGCATATTGTTGAATGTGTTCATTGTGGTAAAACTCAAGATAAAAGAGAAGCCGCAGAAAGGGGTAAGTGGGTTCATTCAGTTTCCATTGATGATCTTGATGAAAATGGAAAACCTATTGCTAAATATATTGGGTTTCATATAAACCAATTATATATGCCTTTATACTCTAAAAAAAATATTTTAGATCAGAAACCAGAAAACAACCCATTATCAGACGAAACTGCTTGGAATAATGAAGTTCTTGGTGAGTTTTATTCTGGAGATTCCTCGACTATAACAGCAGAGCAAATACGAACTGCCTGTGGTGATTATGAAAGACCAATGGTTAAAACAATCAGACCATCAGAATGTACTAATGAAAGAGATGTTTATCTCGGTATTGACTGGGGTAAAAAGGTTGATGCAGCCGTAAAAAATAAAGAAGGTGTTGTGGTTTCAAAAGGACAATCATATACAGTTGCTTGTGTTATTAAAGTTGAAGGTCCTAAGTTATTTAGTATACAATTTGCAACTAAATTAAAAGACAACTCTCTTACATATAAAAGAGAAGTTATAGATCAGATTATGACAAATTACAACGTGAAAAGAGCCGTTGGAGATATTGGTTATGGTCATGAGATTATGGGTGAATTGCAAAATCAATACGGTTTAAGGGTTTTAGCAAGTGAAGCTTTAGGAACTAAAATAAAAGGCAGAATAAAGTTTGATGATGTTGATTCTCCAAAAACAATTAGGTTTGAAAAGGACAATCAAATAGAAGAATTTATAAAACTATTACAAAAGGGCTCTGTTAGATTCCCAATGAGAAGTTGGGAGCAAATAGCATGGCTTGTTAGTCATTGTTCAAGCATGGTTGCGAAGCCTGTTGGCGATAGATATGGTAATGTAAAATTAAGATATTCTAAAGGTATTTCGCCCAATGACGGTTTAATGGCTTTAATAAATGCTTATCTTGCATATAAGTTTGATGTTACGAATGGATTTAAAAATAACGCTAAATTATTTTCTGATAAACCTAATGATAGAAGCAAAGGCACCGCTATTGGCGTTTATTGCCCTGCAATGAAAATTGTTGGTTAGGTTATATAAGAAGTTAGAGGTAAGATGAATATAACTAAAAGTGAGAGATTTGTATTTGGAAGAAGAAATGGTGATCAAACACCAGGCGTAAATGTTGCAAAAGCTGTTAGTGGCGTTAGAAAACACGAAATAGCCAAAGAATTAAATAGGGGTGAGTTTACAAGTGGAGTATCGCAAGACTCACCAAAAGATGGTGGAATAACTTCATTTGGACATGTTGCACTTGTCAAAGCACCAAGTGGTATTGCTGATGAATTAGATTTTCATAAGAAAGCATCATTAGGTGGTGAAAGTGCTAATTCAATTGGAACAGCTTGGGGTGGTTCTGGTGGAACTGTAAGGCAAGGTCCTGAAATATATAGTCCTCTTTGGTTGACAAGCAATACTCACTTACCAAGAGATAGAGGTACAATGAATGCTTGGGCTAGAGCGTTCTTTGCTCTTAATCCAATAGTAAATAACGCATTATCATTACACTCCACATATCCTATTTCGAAAATGAATATAGTATGTGCTGACAAACGTATTGAAGATTTCTTTAGCGAAATGGCTGAGGAAATGGACCTGTTAAATACTTGCGTTCAAATGGCTCAAGAATATTTTGTTATTGGAGAAGTGTTTCCACTATTAGATTTAGATGAATCTACAATGAAATGGAAACGATGCGTAATTCAAAATCCTGATTATATTTATGTAAAGCGAACGGCTATTCCAACAGAACCAGAAATAAGTTTAAGACCAGATTCTGAACTTAAAAGAATAGTAACAGGTAACGATCCTGATAGTAAAAGAATAAGAGCATCATTACCACCAGAAATTATAAAATATGTAAAGGCTGGAAAGAATATTCCACTTGATAACTTCTATATTTCTCATATAGCTAGAAAAATATCACCATATGAAACTAGAGGGACCAGCCTAATAGCATCATGCTTTAAGGCTCTAATGCTTTGGGATAAATTAAGAGAGTGTAAGTATGCACAGGCAGACAACCTTATTAACCCAATTACTTTGGTGAAGCTTGGTGGTAGTGCGGATGCAGAATACAAAGTAACACAAGGCGACTTAGAATCTTGGAGGCAATTACTTCAGGAAGCTCAATATGATAAAGATTTCAAGATTATAACACATGGAAGTGTTACTATTGAAAGAATTGGCGCTCAAACTGTTATTGATATCAATGCAGACCTTGAAAAGTTAATTAAAGAAATATATATTGGATTGATGGTTCCACAAGTTATTATGGAAGGTGGGGACATTACTTATGCAAATGGAAGTTTGAGTTTGGATGTTCTAAGACAAAGATATATGCAGTTCCAAAATATGTTATCAAAATGGATTAGGACAAAGGTTTTTGCACCTATTGCACAGCTTCATGATTTCTGGGATTATTCTGATGGTGAGAAGAAATTAATCGTTCCAAATATTGAATAGAACCATATGAATCTTTTTGATATGTCTGACTATATCAACCAGTTAAGTCAATTAGTTGGTGAAAAGAAAATGGTATCAATTCATACATTATATAGATCATTAGGTTTAGATTATGAAGAAGAGCAAAGGAAAATAAGAAAAGAAAGTATTGATGAAACAATTAAGATTAAAGAAGGCGAGATGCTTAATAAGCTTAGTCTTATTGAACTAAGAGCGCTTGGGGAAGACGAGGAAATACCAGACTTACCTGATGTTCCGGTACCAGGAGAATCACCCGAAGAAGAGCCTGTTGCTGGAGAAGAAGGCGACGACGGAGGTATGGGTGGTTTAGGTGGTGGTGGGGGAATACCATCGCCGCCAATGGGCGATGCACCAGGCGAATAAATAAAACCAAAAAAACTAAACTACTAAGATTTGAATATAATCTTAGTAGTTCTATTTAAAGGTCCCTTATGGAAAAATCAGCACAAAGCAGAAGTATAGGAAATATAATATCCCCATTACGCTATATTGGTAAAAAGTATTTATCATCAAGATCTGATACTTTTAAAGAAACATTAGAGGTAACTATAAAGGCAGATGATGCATTTAGAGATGTTGTTAGTAAGCAAAACAACTATCTAAAAGCAATGGATAAAGACCGTAAAAGATTAGAGGCTGTTAAGTTTGCTCAAGATACAGCTGCTTTCTTAAGAGAACAAGCTGTTTTAGTAGAACTTGTTGGTTATATGAGAGACAAGTATGCTGAGAAAATAGGTATTGAGCCTAATAGTTTGAAAAGTATAGACTATTATGTTTCCTCGGAAATAGGTAAAACTCCAGAATATAATCCAAATCAAATAGTTGAAAAGAAAGTTGATGTAGAACAGCAATGGGAAATGGAGCGACCATCATCAATAAAACGATGGATGGAATATTATACAAATTCTAATGATGACTGGGCAAGACTCGAAACAGATCAGGATGTAAAAACATCTTTTGATAAAACACCAGAACTAATTTCTGAAGCCTTTTTGGCATCTTGGTTTTGGGGTAAAACACAATCAGGAAAAGAACTAATAAAAGCTTTTGGAGTTGTTTATTCTAACATTTCAAATATGTTAAAAGCAAATCTTTCTCTTCTAAAAACTTTAGATGGTTTTAGGTCTCAAGGTGATTCTCAAGCATATTGGGATGCGGTAAAAGGAAAAAATGGTTTTGGTGTTAATTATAAACGATTTATTGAGAATGATTCCTTTATAGCTGCTTGGAAAAGATTTGAAGATATGATGTATCAATCAATGAAAAATGAAAGCACCCCATTAGAAGAGCAAAATGAAGCACCAGAAGATGTTGGAGAGCCTGAAAGCTTAGATGGTTTAGATGATATTGGTTTTGAACCTGAAGTAAAAGAGGAATAATATCAATGCTAGAGATAGTAAAAATAGCAAGTGAGCTTAAAGAATCTAATGATATAAAGATTACTGCTGGGATATTATCAAGATTAAAAAATAAGATTGTAAATTTATTTAGTAAATCTAAAAGAGAGAAGGTTGAAAATATGGTTGAGCAAGCAGAGGAATTAAAGCCAAAGCTTGTTGAAACATATAATACTATAAAGGAAATTGAAGATGCTATAAGTGATTTAGACGTTCCTAAATATGAATCAGAGATAATAAAGTTACAACCTGCAATTGAAGAACTTAATGTTGCTGTAAAGAAAATGACAGCACTTACCAATGAGGAAAGGCATCGTGAAAAGCCAGCACCTTCTTATATAGAGAAGTATTATCCTGGCGGCACTCTCTGTAATAACTTACATGAGTTTGGAGAGCAGTTTGGTGTTGATATAAAATATGGTACTAACATAGCACCAAGTAGAATTGGTACTAAAAATATATTTGTTTCATGGGCAGCGGCTGTTTTTACTGGCAAATTAAGGAAAGACATAACTGGAAACACTTCTCCTGGAGAATTTACAGAAGAGCATGAGGATCCAAAAGCATTTTCTGATTTACAAGACCAAATATCTGATAGTCAGATGGCAAGTGCTTTTTATGAAAACTTACCATTTTACAAAATAAAATCAATAAAAGGTAGAGAAACCAGAGTTGTTGATGGCGAAAATACTGGTATGAAAAAAGGTGGGGAAGTAGAGGCTTTTCTTATCTCAGACTGGATATCTTTTCCAGAGCCAGCTGAAAATTGGAGAGCTAAAGTCCATTTTGTAATTGTTGATAAGGGATATCCTGAAAAACCAAA